AACTGGTGCAAGTCTTGGTAGAAATGATTATGATCTTAACACCTATAGTGCAATTCTTGCATCCACGTTTACAACTCTGTTTAGTGAAACTGTACAACGACGACTTGGTGTTAGGATTGAAGAAGAGGATGAGATTCTACTAGAGAGTTCTATCATTCAACGTGATGGTGATAAGTTTACTCTTGAAGATGAAACTGGTGTTGGTATTCTTCAACTGGAAACTCCTGAGAACGCATATTCAGATTTTGAAGCAATTATAATTGCTCATGGCGATGGTGCTGGTGAGTTTGGTACGTTGATCACAGAAGATTTGGATCGTATTATTTCAGAACGTGCAGAAGTTATATCAAACAATCTAGTCTTTGATGGAACAGAAAGTGGCCATCTCGCGCAATCTCAGGACGATGCCGGATCAGATATTCTTACAGAAGATGGTGACTCACTTAGTCTTGAAGATGATATTCAAGATGGCATATCTTTCTTACTTGGAGAAGATAAAAGTGTATCTGATAATCTTCTAGACGAAACAGATGCCGATGCATTTGTTTATGATGGAAAAGCGGACTTAAATGTAGATGTATTCTTACGACAGAATATTACAACTAAGGTAACTGCAAGCGTTAATGTTGCAACACCTAATGGTCTTGAATTCCTTGCAACAAAAACTATTGAGAGTATTACAGGCGATGGTATTGAACTGGAAGTTGGAAGTTCTCAAAGAGGTAGTCGTTTGTTACTCACTCAAACTGCTGGTGACGGAACAGATTTAGGCGACCATATTTTATTAGAAGCCGCGTCAGATTTTAATCTAAACCAGAGTGTAACCAGTACCACTTACACATCTCTAGGATATTCTAGTAATAACTTCAGTCGAGATTCCTTGGTATTCTTTCCAAATGAGAATGATGGTCTTATTGATGACACCATCATACTTGAGGACCAAGAGATTGGAACATTCAAACTGGAGGATGGAACAACTGTTGCTACAACATTTGGTGATGATCTTCTGTTGGAAGACTCTACTGGATTTGGTGTTGGTCAAAAAATACAACTTGAAAGGACGTTTATCGCACTAGAAGATTCATTAAACACTGGTATGACTCCATTTGGTATATCTGGTAGCACCATACTTGATCCGTTCAATACACCATCAGATATATTTGTTAATACTATTGGTAAATTAACTGCTGAAGAGGATTATGATTTTATAGTGTTCAATACCACGGCAGATGAGAATGATCAGATTATTCTTGAGGATGGAACTGAAACTGATTTGTACATCCAAGCTATAACAAATCTTTTCTACCTTAGCCAGACAGATGAAACTTTCTCCTCTAATAATTTAACTTTTGATGATAACAGCACTATAACTTTTGATAATTAAACGATATAAATAGAATAAAGGAAGACTAACAATGGCATATCAATCAATAGGATTAGGAAGCGCCGCAGGCGACGGTACAGGTGATACTCTTCGTGTCGGTGGTGACAAAGTTAATGATAACTTTGTTGAAATCTATACCTTGTTGGGTACGGGAACTGCACTAACTTCTGGTATTAGTGCAACATCTTCTGTTGTTACTCTTGGTGGACCAACAATCACGGGTGTTGCGGCATTTGCAAATAGCGGTACAAATTATCTTACAATATCTAATAGTTCTAATGACGCTGTAATAACATCAGGTGTGCAAGACAAAGATATTATATTCAAGGGTGACGATGGTGGTTCTGCTATTACTGCACTAACACTTGACATGAGTGACGCTGGTGCCGCTGTGTTTGGTGGTAATATTAAAGTTCCTGGCTATATCTGGTCTACTACCGATGGCGAGAAACAGTATTTTGGTGCCAACGCCGAAATCAGCGTAACTCATGTTCATGATGTTGGACTGACCCTTACCAATACCAACACCGGAGACGATAAACCATTTGTTCTACAGTTGAAATCAGAAGAAGACGCAATTACTGCGAATGAAGTTATTGCTTCTATTGAACTTGCTGCTGGTGACGCTAACGCTCCTGATGGTGCCACAGTTGCTGCTGGTATCCATGCAATTGCTGAAGGAGAGTTTACTTCTAGTGCCAATCCAACCAAGTTGGTGTTTACCACAGGTGTATCCGAAACTGCTGCATCATCTGCTACTGCCAAGATGACATTGAGTTCCGCTGGTCTTCTAACAATCGCTGATGACTTCATCATCAAGGATGGTGGTACAATCGGTTCTGCTAGTGATGCAGACGCCATTTCTATTGCATCTAACGGTGTTGTCACATTTAGTCAGATACCAGTTATGCCAGCAAACTCAATTGATAGTGATGAATATATAGATGGTAGTATTGATACCGCACATATTGGTGATGACCAAATTACACAGGCGAAAATGGCAAATGATTCTGTAGGTTCTGCTGAACTCAAAACCCTTTCAACTCTGTTGATTAAAAACTCCGGCGGTACAACTCTGGCAACATTCCACACAGCCGGTGCGTAATGGGAGTTGATAAATGACAGTTCGCGCACCACTAAAATACGTTGATGCTAACACGTTACAAGAAATGTCCACTGCTGAAGTTACGGCGTGGGTAAATCATATTTGTTATTTGTATGGTGGTAATCCGTCTGTCACTCTTACAGTTGATACGGGTTCGGCGCAGAACTTGCAGGCAATGTCTGATACAAGATTAAAAGCTGGTGCTGCGTCCACTAATTCATCTGCATTTGTTGCAGAGGGCACAACCGCAGAACCCGCCACGGTCACAGTAACTTATGACAGGGTTAATCAAGCATATGCAAGTGTTTCTCCAACATCAGATTCGGGAACAACATGGCCAGTGTATTTTGACTCCAGTAGTAAATCAATTATTGCAATGCCTCTTGCTGATATTAAGGATACGTTTCTTCATCCAGCAATTGATAAGTTAATTGCTGCATCTGAGTCTGATACGACTGCTGGAACATATACTATTACTAGTTCTTCAACAGCTGCAACTGGATATACGGTTGTGGATGCTAGTAATGCAGTGTTTACTGACACTCGCGCAGATACAAGTGCATATACTGCTGGTGGTATTCCAGAGACATTGGATCAACCAACAACTGTTACAAATTATTTTCTTCACAGAAGAAATCAGGGAAGTGACGGATTTTCAAGTTTGGCCACCCCACTGATTATTGCAGATAGCGGTCAGACACTAACCGCACAAACAACTGAAGGGGTCATTGAAGGATTATTCACAGAGTGGATACGAGAGACTGCTTCTGAATCAAGTGATGGTTACCAAATTGTATATTCCTTAGCAACATCTGGTGGTAATACAAGAGGAACCGCTATGGTTGATACGAGATTGAACGGTTCTGGTAACTACCAACAACGACAGGTAGGTGATGACTATCGTTCACAAGAATTTCCCAACGGATCAGCAGCAACTATTACGACTTATAATTTGAGGATAACTAAGGCATAGTCCATAATGATGTATAAATACTAATACAGATTAGAGGAATCGAACAATGACAGCAATCATAACAGAAAAATTTAGACTTCATAATGCGACACAATTTCAAGAGTCGTTTTCTGAAGCTGCGCCAAACAAATACTATATGTTGATTGGTAAAGCAACACCATTTACTAGTGGTACAAGTGGAGGTACAGACTCGTCTCCACCAACGCCTGCTGATGACGTATCTAGTGAATATTATGTCTGGGATCAGACAATTGCAGGTAAAAATATTACATCAGGTGATGTCTCCTTCGCGGTTCCTCGTCGTGATTGGTCAAACAGCACAACTTACGATATGTATGAAGATAATGTTAGTTCCTCAAATCTGTCTACATCTGGCGCATCTAGTATTTACGATGCGACATTTTTCTTTCGCACCTCTGCAAATCGTGTATACAAAGTTCTAGACAACAACGGTGGAACTGCATATTCTGGTACTGAACCATCTTCAGAGTCCACATCACCATTTGCACAAGGTGGATATGTTCTTAAATATATGTACACGATTACAGCAGCAGAACAAACAAAGTTCTTAACAACAGACTTTATTCCTGTTA